TCCAGGTCTTACCACATCCAGATGGACCACATAAAATAGTGATATCAAACGGTTTATCGTATAAAAAAAAGTTGTCTTTAATTTCTGATTCCCATATAGTGTGAAATTTTATATCTGGACGATTATTATTAAAGAATTTAATTTTTCTAGAATCTAAGGAACGAACTTTTTCCATGTTGTGCCAATAATTTCCTTGAACATCTATAGCTATATTTTTACTAGGAACCCAGATGTCCACACTGTAAAAATCTAGTTGATGTCCATTTATAGCATCAAAGTGAATTGATTGAATATATTTATAAAAACTTTGTTCAATGTTTGATGTAGAAAGCGTGTGGTTTTTTAATATAGCTGCGGTGCGTTTTGCTTTAAATTCTTCAGTCTGAACTAATTTTCTTAAGACATCTTTTTGAAATTCTATTGCTTTCTTTTTAGCCTTGCTTTGATTTTCAGGGATATTATAAAACTTAGTTGAACAGGAAATAGAGCAGAATACATTGTATTGTCCAATTTGGCTAGAATAAGACTCTCTAATTTTACCGCAATTTTTACAAATAAATTCTTTTGGACCACCTTTCCAATTAAAGTTAAAATTACCTGATTGATTTTTTAAATTATTAATATAGCATTCTTTATGATAATCAGGATAAACAGCTTCTCCTTTAGGTATTTGAGTAGGTAAGCTGCAAATCTTACATATTTTTTGTTGACGTCCATTGTTTGCTAACACGTCAACTTTATATTGCTCTTTACTATATAGTTCATTACAATGAAGTTTATAATGACGACTCATTAAGCCGTTGAGTTGTTTAGTTTCTAATTTACATAAATGACATTTGTACATATTAATACCCTTTACTAAATTATACTTAGTAAAGGGTATTAATTACAATTTAACTGTAAATTAAATTATGCTTGACTTTGAGCTCTTTGTAGAGTAATTTCGGCCAACACGAAGTCGATACCTTCAACAAGCTTCACGACAACGCTAACGCGGATGGTGTTACCATCAATAGTTACAACGAGTTGCTTGAAACCGCCAGCTGCATCAGGAGTACTCACAGTGATTCCTTGAGACAGGTAGGTAGCCAAGATCGCTTCGCAAACGGACTTAACTTCAGTTGCTTTAACTGTGTTCTTAACTCCAACATAGATATTCTCAAGTTGGTTACGGAAGTCATATGCCAACACATCGGCAGCGTAAAGAACGTTACCGCGGTTGTAAACCCAGTTAGCATCTTTACCGTACGTAGTGTTGTCAACAACAACTCTGAAACCACCAGTTTGAGGAGCTTCCAAGAAGGTGATACCGTTTTGGATTGCATCTTCATACTGAGTATCTGGATCGAAGTCGATCACGATATCTTGCTCAGGAACACTCATAGATTGAGCTGTTTGGCGGATACCAGAACAGTTCAAGAACTTGAATGTCATTGGAGTTCCAACTGGAGCTCCACTACGTGCACCAGCAAGTAAGCAAGAAAGGGCCCAAGGTTGGAACCACTTGATTACTCCGCGAGAGTCGATCTGACGAATGTCTTGGATCAGCAATTGCATACGGGCATCGGCTAACAAGCCAGATCGTGTTTTACAGTTATCATAAGTATCTTTAAGAGATACATATCCTTGTCTTTCAGACTTCTTCTTAGTTGTAGCCATCAAGCTCAAGTGAGTCTTAACGGCTTGGTGAATACCAAGGATCGTGTAGTTTGATCCTGAATCGGTCAAACCATCAGCGATATCAGTAGTAGCATCACGAGAGAACAAAGGAACAACTGAGTTCACGCGGAACTTAGTGAATGATTCCAAAGCATCTGTAACGTTAGATGTTGATGTTGCACCTTTTGCTCCACCGCTAAGAGAGATACCACCGCCAAGTAACGTAGCAGCTGCATCAGGCAAACCAAGGTTTACTTGGTTAACGATAGACACGATCGAAGAGTCTGCAAAGAAGTTCTCAACATCATATTGATCTTTCTTCAAACGTGCAGGTTTTTCACCAGCTTCGCTCAAAGCACCTACGTTTTGTGCGTAGTCAAGAGATTCAACAGGAAGTTGTCCGTAAAGAGTGCTCGTAACAGATGCGCTCCATCCGGTGTTCATCGCGTTAATCCCGTTAACAAGGTCATTCAAAGTTGGATATGAAGTTTTATCTAGAGTAATAACTCCAGCATCAGCGCCACCAACAACTGTCAACACGATAGTAGAAGCGTTAACATCTACTTCAGCAGAAGTTGCTAGATCGTCGCTTGAATCAAATCCAAGAGATAAGATGATGTTTCCACCAAGTATATCCTCTTCCTGAACGCTGTCTCTAACGTTATTGATTGTCACTGTTGCAGAAGGTTCAACTGCGGGAGTATGAAGACCAGCTGTAAAACCGAACGCAGTTGCACCAGTACCAGCGACAACTTCAATTGAACGTCCCCAACCATTTCTGTGAAGGTTTGTTCCAGCATCCATCGTGATTACGATTTTGTCGGTACCGCTTGCTGAGAAAGCTAAACCAGGAAACGCAGCTTCTAGGTTAGCTAGAAGAGCAGCGCGGTTTGCAGATGCAGCAACTGTGTATGAAACAGGTTCTTCACCGTTGATCGCGATACTAAGGCTTGTGCCAATCGCGAAATCAATATCGCCAGAGTTAACAGTTACAGAGCCAGCATGTGTTGCAGGAGTTTCGTCAACAAGAACGTTTTTGTACGTAATTAGGTTTCCACCAGTTCCGTATTCGCGAGAGCGAACAGTTCCGTAAGAGTTAGCGAGCGCTAAGCTTGCGCGAACAGAAGCGTTTGTTTTGTAGATATAAATTGCTTGTGCTCCAGAAGGAACTGCACCATCAGTTGCTGGAGCAAACAAAAACGCAGCAGCGTCAACGATCGGACCAGTACGATATTTCGCGCGAATTTCTGGAAGTTGCTCAGGACTATACACGTTATTCTTGATATCGACTTCTTCAGAGCCCGGAGTTCCAGCATCAGATTCACCAAAAATGGCGATGATACCAGTTGGACTTAGAGGAAAGCCTCCGCCAAGATCAATGTCTACCTTGGAATAAGCACCTGGCTTAAAAATTGTGGCACCGTTAAAACTTACATTAATTGCCATATATCGCTCCTAAATTAAACCTAATCTTTTCATATCAGCTTTTCTTATAAGCTGCTTTTTTAACTGTGGATAATCTGTACAAAATAAGTCCCATTTTTTTTGAGCATCATTGCGCATATATCCTTTCACTTCAATTATATCACCGGTGCTAAGCTGAAAATCTGGTAAATAACTATATCCATTATTCAACTTAAACTCTGGTTCATATATCCAGTCAATGTGGTTAGCGTCAAGCCACTCAGCGTATCTTACTTCCCAAGAAGATTTCATTAGAATTTTGCCATTAGGTCCATCATATTGATATTTAGCGCAATAATTCTTATTCTGGCGCACCGCCATTTGAGATAATTTAACTCTAGTTTCAGGTTTGTGTTTTTTGCCTAGAAACGGATGCGTACCACCAGCTTTAAGATAATTATTGGCCTTCATCCTCGCTTTACTCAAATCTGAAACAATCTTATTCTTATGCACAGCACTAGAAACACACTTTTTGCACATTCCCATTCCATGTCTGTGCTTACGTTGGTATCCCCTATCGCTCAAACATTTATTGCAGTACATTCGATAAAGTTTACGGGTACTTTTATGATTTTCAACATATATTTTAAAATCATTAAGATCAATCATTACTTGAGCTTTACCCCGTATTTTTCTAAAGCTAAATCAAACTTCTCAGCTGTTGCCTTGTTTCCAAGCCCACGCCCTGTAAAGTCTGCGCGAATAATTTCTTTCATGTGGCGACCAGGAATCTGAGAGGAGCGCATAGCAAACCAAGCATCGAAGAGAATTTCTTCACTTTTGGTTTGCCCTGGACTTTCAGCGCGGTTTTTAAAAGCTTCTTCGCGGGCTTTCTTTTCCATTGCCTTAATGTCTTTCTTAAGCTGCTCCTGATCCAATTCTGAATCAGCGGATTCAGCAGTCTTTAAATTTTTACTTTTTTTGGACACAGTATTGCTCCTTCTATACCATTATATATGATAGTTACGCCCAGGCACGCTTAAACAAGGTCATCATCAGGATCACCTACCCGACCATAACGTACCGTCAGGTCAAGATTGTCTGGGGTTGTCTTAATTTCATCGACCCATGCATTTTGAGTAGTACACTTAAAGCGCACCCACCTACTATATATAAGCTCAGCGTCTTTATTTTGATCTCTACTGTAATCAGAGGCGCTCCAAGTTTGAAGTTGGACCCCCAATCTCTCAGCTATTCGTTTCTCTTTAAAAAAGATATAAGACATTATGTAATATAGCCACAATACTTGCTCACTAGACTTATCAGCATGAATACCTACGTCAACCATTACTGACATAACGTTTACACCAACAGTGTTGTCAACTTCTTCACCAAAATGATCCCCAATAGCTGCCTTTTGCTCATCTTCTGACTCTGAGGCTAAAGTAATTGAGAAGGCGGGTATTCTGTCTCTGTTGATCGAGTACCCTTGAATAACTGGTACCTTAGTGTTGTTAAACCAATTTCTAATCTTATCGATATACTCTTGGCCATAATCACTATTCATCTCTGGCTCACAATACATACCAAAGATCTCATTGAATGCTTCAGGATTTTCACGTAGTCGCTTAATGCCCACCTGTAAAGTGCGCTGTACTACTACTTCTGGCATAACTTGACTCATAAAAATTGCTCCTCGTAAGCCTTAACTAGTTCACTTACAGCGCCCTGTATATCGTCTTCTAGTTTTCTGTTTATGTCAACTAATATAGTTGACAAGTTCTTATCCTTAGGTGGTTGTACCCACATTTTACCAGCATCTTGCTTACTTGACGCAGTTCTGAACTTTACTTCTTCAGTTTTATCCTCTAACTTCTGCTTTTTCAATTCGTTTCTTCTATTTATGAACTCTTTGGCCTGCGCTAAACCAGAAAAAGCGCCAGCATGCTTTACGACGCTAACACTCCTTTCGTTGTCAGTTTTAACGGATTCCATAATAGCTTTTCGGCTCTCATCAATACCCTGTTGAACATCAAAAATGTTAGTAAGTCGTGGTTTAACCTTTATAGGAATGACCTTATAAAGGGATCCATCTTTTGCAACCTTAGCGTTCTTTAAGAGATTTCCTAACATAGGTCTAGCTGGTTCTGAGTAATCAACTTTTCCAGAATCAGTAACAATAGTGTATGTGCCCCCCATTTTTACAGCTCTAAGTTGTTTAGCAAAATCATTTACGCCTAATTCGCTTGCGATTCTTATGGCCTCTGAAATAGCTTCTCCAACTATCTCTGAGATCATGTTATTCATATCGCTGTGCGCGTTTTCTACGATGACATCAGCCTCACGCTGATCGTATCCATTAAAAATCAATGAATGTCTTAATCTATCGATTTCAAACTGAGGGTTAATCATCTACTCGCGCCTTCTTAACTATTTTAGCTCTCATATCGCGGAGAAAATTCTCTTGGTCAAGGTGCGACCAATCTTGTGTGAACACAATTTTAATTTTTCCGTTTGGAGATACTTCAATAGTAGGGCGCGTTAGATAACAGTAGTCATTATCAAGCAATCTATCTGGTCGAACGGAACCTGTAGTGTATGCCTCAACAGATACCGGTTTTTTGCTAAGTTCATCAACCTTTGATTGAAGGTCTCTAAGCTTAGCTTCAATAATATCGATGTCGTTTCCAACATCATCGTTCAGCTTGTTGTGTTTTCCGGCAACGTCGTGGATATAATCTTCCAGTTTGTCGAACAGAGACATGATTCTACTTTCGACCTGTTGAAGGTCGACCGCCATACCATTGCGAATTTCTTCGCGGATATTTTCCATCTCAGAGTAAATGTTCGATACGTTGTGTCTTTTATAATTATCAACTAACTCGTTAATTCCACCAGCAATAGCATCATCTGGTAAAGATGTCTCATCTAATATATGTAATTCCGCTTCATCTTCAGGAAGATACCATTCAAAAACACTCATTAACTCTGCAGTTAAAGCAGGTAGAGATCTATTTTGAAATTGATGTATAATTTTATGTCCGTCAGAAATTCTTCCTGAGTACATATCGTTAGCGTGTTTTCGTATACTTAAAGTATATTGATCTATGTGAACATCTTTAAAATCTTCGTCACCCATACCTCTAACTTGTTCACGAAGCCATCTAAAAGCACCGTTTCCGATTAGCTTTAAAGAATCACCGTGTGTTAGTTCATATGTTGGGTTGTTTGGACCTTGACGAATAATGTTCTTTTCCAATTCTTCCATAGCAAGCATATGTTTTAGACTATTACTTTTGTTTAGTCTAGAGCCTATGAAATTTTTAATAGCATGAAGCGCATAGTTGCGCATCTTATCAAAAGGAAGTTCGTGTACTTCGAAAAACTTAAGATTACTTAACTCTCCGTTACCTTTTACTCGTCCCTTGAAATCTTCAACTAAAAATGTCTTTGAGTCGTTTCCGTTGAAGCGACCCGAATGAATCTCAACTGGATTTTTGCCGACTATGCCAGCTTCTTCACGAAGTTCGCGAAGTGCTCCATCAGCATAATCCTCACCGTCTTCTACGTGTCCACCTGGGGTAACCCACAATCCGTCATCGTGTCTACGTCCCATCAAAACACGTCCATCCTTGTCAATAACGAGACAGCCAGCACCTCTACCTTTGTAGAACTCGTCGAGACTTTTTCGCATCTTCGCTTTATGTTTCTTCTTTTCAGCGCGGGCGTCTTCTACGCGTTTCTTAGCTTTTTCATGATGTTTTTCGCCCCAAGTTCCACCAGTATTGCTACCGCTTTGTTCAGGGGCATCTTTACCTGGACCAGAATACTTTGAGGCTACAGATTTAGGAGGAGTCCCGCGATCATGAGGCTTTGGCTTGCCATGCAATATCGCTTGCATAAAACGCCATTGGCGCTTGCTTACCGCTTTCGGCACAAATCCTCCTTAGAAAACCTGTTGCCTTTGCTTCGATTTAAAGATGCCCACATTGGCTGTAGGTTCTCTAAAGACCACGACTTTTTAAAGTCATTGTCAGTCATAGATTCATAATTAAACCAACTATCAGGAATCACGTGATCCATTTCCCACTTACCGTAGTTATCCCAAGTCATCCCTTCTTGAAACCGTGACTCTAAATGTTTAATTAAATCATCAACGGTATAACCTAAGAGATCAAAGGTTTTATACCTAAACTTACTCAATCCCTTGTTGCGTAACTTTGTACTTAATAAGCATCTCATGTTGTGTTTCAGTTTATTTTGCAGCGGAGTGTTGTGTGTTGTATAGATTCTAGTTTTTCTATTTTTGTATCCAACTTTAATTCTTTCTTTTGGCGCCCAATTAGGATCGTTGTAGCGAATGGTGGCAGCTACTGACATTTTATGCTTAATATCGGCGTTCAGCACTGTACCATTTTTTGCGCATCTGTTGCACTTAGGGTTTTTGTAGTTTTTAGGTTTATAGCCTCTGTCAATGCCACATTCATCACAATAGAACTTATATAGTTTGTTTTTTCGCAAACCATCATGCATTTTAACCTTTACGTGCTTAAAATCATTAAGATCTATCAAAATGGCTCCCGCAATGACTTACTGCCTTTAGCATCTTAAGAGTTACCCCTGCGTTATATTATCGATTCTATTATAACTCATTTATAAGCTCAAGTTATGGTCCGCCGATCTTGTCAGCGCCTGTAGGTAAGAAGTCTCTCTTAACTAAGATTTGCTGAGGTAATCGTCGCGCTTGTTTTTGCCCATCAACCATTTCTTGAGTAACCCTAAGTTCTCTTAGGGTTTGAACCACATTGTATACAGGGTTAGCGAAATATGAAAAAGTCACGACATCTCCGGCCTCATTGGCGTTATTGTAGCTAGGCTCTTTTCCTACCACCCACACAATCATTCCATCGACTATATTAAAATCAATACCCTCTTTAAGTTCTTTTAAAACGTTTCCAGTCGTAACCGCAGCGTATTCAACGTGAGTTATTGGATATCTAAGTTTCTGCTTATTACCAGCGGTGGGTTCGTATTCTTTAAGTTCCCACAATCTAACTTCATAATCTAACACGATTAATTGGTCAAAAGTATTAAAATCGGCTTCTGTTCCGTCATCATATTCAGTCGGTAAACTAACGATAGCAGAACCGATCTCCCAAATCCCCAGTCTTTCAAAAATTTTCTCTAATGAATTACTCGCAAACCATCCAGTGATGTAATTTTGATTGTAGTAAAGCCAAGTGCTGTTATCACAAAATGGACATTCTGGATCGTGTGAGTCATCATCTAATCGGTTCATGTTTGGACAGAGCGTTGCTTTTTTATGCAGAAAGCGAATTCCTCTGTTTTTGAGGATCTGGTCATGAGATTCACCGCGCAGCGCTGGATCTGGAATATATATAGGCATCGGCGACGGAACGCTCGTCGGACTGCTAGGTAATGGCTGATCTGGCTTTTTGATACTCATCAGACTTTGATCTCCTATCAAATTATACCACCTATATAATATAAGAAAGAGTGAATATTCTAAGGACATGGAGTGGCTTATAATGAAACTATGAGACACTTCAATGGATCTGCCCCAAAGGTCGGAAATGACATCCTACAGAAAATAATTAATGAAGACGGTAGTTGCTCTGGCTGGGCAAATAAGCGAATATGTAAACTTTGTCCAATGAGTCGACTTAAACAGCGAATTGATGGTAACTGGTTAAGTTGTGCTGATGCTGTTGGAGTGAACAATATGTCTGAAGAAGAGTCTGATGTTAGGTATAAAGAGATAGCAATTAGATTATTACTAAATGAAGCTATAGATGATTTATTAGTTGACGACGGAGACCAAAAATATTGATCGAAAAAATCTCAACATCAATCCCAAATAAAGTAGAAGATGATACCGTAAAGTATAACTTCTATGTATCTGCAATAAAAATTCTAGGAATTATGGGATTTGAGTATGGGCCATCAAAGAAATATCGAGAAACAAAAAGAAATTCTATCAAAGCAAACAACAATGGAACTACATGTAATTCTAAACAAATATTGCAGTTGGGACAGTATAATACTCTGTAAAAAAAAATACGGAATAACCTTCGATAAAACATTAGTCGAAGAAGAGATAATGGACCGAGTGCTACTCGGTGAAATATCTAAGCCATAAAAGTGATATAATAAGTAGATAAGCGAGGGGTTATGAAACTCTGGTCACCAATACTCGCAGAATCTAAGTTATATGTTATAGCACACATATTCATCATCAATTTATTTATTTCAGAAATTCAGGAGACAGCTATGAGATCTTATCGTGGCATTAACAGGTCTGAGCATGAGTGCATCATTGATCTCTACTATATCATCGAGATGAAATTTATTATGGAAAAAATCATATTTCAGTTTGAACAAGAACATTTTGTTTCCCCAGGTGAATCCTCGTTAGTTGTATAATCATTCCATGTCAAGTGGAATGAATGAATACTGGGAGAGGAAAAAACGAAAAGGAACCGCTCTATGGCTAATAGAAAACACTAAGACTGGTGAAAAAATAATAGAGGTCACTGATCGTTTAATAAAAAATAATGGCACGTATAGCCAGCAGGATTTTAGCGTAATCGGGGCAGTAATGCCGATGTTGTGGAAGTGTGGTTTCTTGCCGTGAAGATGCTTGTCGTCATCCTTAAGAGTTCCATTAGTTGATGGGGTGTGTTTTACCTGATAAAATAAGATAATGAGCTCGCGCATATAAGTCAAGCGTTAGTTATATGGTTAATAGCCTTAATTTTAGCTTTCTTAATGATTAGGTAAAAACATGTAATGGTTAATATTAAGAAATCTCAGAAACACATCAAGCAAAAAGAGATCATCGAACAAAAACTTACATACCTTGACATACAAATCCTGTGGTGTTTTCTCGATGCTCTTTGGCGGATAAAAATTGTCACCAATACCATCTATTGCGACTTAGATGAAGAATTTAAGTGGGAAACCAATGATCGTACGTGGAGTGATCACGACGACCAACGCTTCAAATACTACGACCTTGAGGATTATCTAACCGAAGAAGAGATCTATTCTCCGTCAAGACGACCTACAGGAAAAGTTAAGGGCCAAAAGATGGTAGCAGCAGCAACAGGTCGTTCACCTCAACACACTCGGTATCCTAACGCGGTAAAAGGCAACAAGAGAAAATGATGTATAACCAAAATAGACCAAACGATGAAACTCGCTGGCCTATCAGCGAGCTCTTTGTTTTCTAGGGTATAGTGTGTTAGGAATTGAGGTGTGTATATGTCGATTAGTGAAGGTGTATTTTTAGCATTCATAGTGTTGTGGATAGAGATGTGTCTCGCCATTGGCGTCTCTGGGGTTGTGCTCACCGGCGCATTCCACCTCATCAGAAAATTATTTAAAAAATAAACTTCTACTTTAAGTAACGTAGACGTTAGTATTGTCTCAATTAAGACACACCGTTATCACTACACACATCCTATTGCGTTTCCCCCTAAAGGGGCCCCCAAACTGTAAGCAGAACCACACTTATAAACCTACACTTACAAATCTACCATCATCCACACAAACGTATATTTTAAATTTGTATAACCATCACATGGACAAAACAGAAATCGTAAATAAAATTAGAAGCCTTACAGAAGAACTACGTAACGCAAAAGCACAGCTGGATGAGTTCAATCAGAAGATGCGTGACGAATATGAAAAGAAGAAGTTCCAAGAATATACATATCGCGCTGGTGATTATAGCACCATCAAACCAGAAGAATTCCCCATATATAAACGCGGTACAGAAGAAGCTGGGTTTTGCATCAACAAATGGGGCCTAGTAGAACATGGCGTTGGATATTATGGTGGTGGTGCAAGCTGCTCTGTTGCCCGCTCTCTCGAAGAGGGCAAGAAGCGAGTGTTCTTCGACCAAGTTGCCGACTACATCCTAAAAGTAAATCAAACTGCATCTAAAAACAGACAACAGAGCAAAGATGCACCTTACGTTGAGCTCGACCTTGATAAGATAGTTGAGAATCTTTATAAAGTGTTCTCTGAAGCAAGCCTCGCTGGGGTATTCGATAATATCCAGTTCGAAACAGCTGTACTAGATGACAACCAGAGCAGCAGCAGCAGCAGCAGCAGCTAACCAGATGAGATATGTTCTCCTATGAAACTACTTAACAACAAGAGTTTTCTTCTAGCCATCGTCGATGCAAACAACTACGCATATAAACATCTCATAACAGACGCTACTAATGAGATAGTAGTAATCCGTCTATTCTGTGCTGCCTTATTTAATATCTATTTTCCCGCTATTATGTCTGAAACTATAGTTGTATCTTACTGAGTACGTCTGCTTTTGTCCAACGCGTCTTGATTTTCTTAACTCCGTATATAAGAACTAGAACATCACCGCTCTCACGATGGGCTCTCGCTATATAGTGAGAACTAAACCCCATCTTATTACAAACATCTAATATATCCTGAACTATGTGCCACTAATGTTGGCCAAAACCAGCTCTGCGGTGTATCCGCAGTTCGGCCCCACCACCACTATCGCCATTGGCCGTGCTCTTTCTTTGGAAGCCGATATGAAATCCATAAATGCCTAAGATCTTGCCCCAAGTCGAGTTTCGCGTTGATATCCACGTTGACCAACTGAACAAAGTTTAACGCATTGAGCGTTTCAAACATGTTCTTTAAGACAACGGCGTCTATGGTGGCAACGGTGAACACGACATCATGCGTAGTATGCTCGGGCTTTATTATGACGTTACTTCCACCCGGTGGAAATATACTAAGCCACGGCGTGATAATCCTAATCGCCATTCGGACCCCAGTCGCCCATCACTCTATCTTTCCATTCTTTTAGCGTGCGGAGCTCGAAGTGGACGAAGTTTATCGAGCGGCAATCCATGATGACGATAGCGGACCCTTTCAGGAGGCCGAAAGAATTGAGGGCTTCTACCATCGCTTTCATGGCGTTTGCATCTTCGTTGGTAATCGCTTTGTTCGTTAGGATAACGCTAAGTGCATTTGGTATCGGTGGGCTAATTGTGCCGTCGAAATCGATGGTATGCGTTTGGCTCATAGTACTGCTTTGTTTCTCATTATTGCGTATAGTTTTAGCGCGTGGTTGTAGTGGTTTACCGCGGATTGGTCGACAAGGTTCATCTTGTGGAGAACGTTGAGGAAGTTGCCTGCGTGGTGTGTGAATTCTTCGGTGAGTCTCATGGATAGGTTATTTCATAGTGGGTATATAGTATACCACGCCGCGGTTTGGCCGCTGCTTGTAGTTCTAATATTTGTTGCGGGCTACATTTGGGTCCTCCGCAAAGATCGAGTTTGAGGAGGATGAGCCACATTTGGTAGGTTAGTTGTTGTTGTTCTGGGGTGATATATATATGCATGTGGATATTATACGAATATTTATGGGGCCCCTAAGTATATATGGGGTTCCCTTATGTAAATAAGGGGTTCCCTTTGAAGTAGTGGTACCTGTTTTGCCTATTAGGGTTGGAAGGCCCCGGGGTATGTGTTTATGGGGTGGGGCAAAACTATTTTAAAAGTGTGGGCCCAGAATAGCCGCGCGGCCCGATGGTGTCTCAAAA